AAACTAGCGAGTGCTAATTTAGCATCTGAACCACCCCTTGCTGGGTCATACACGACTTCAAAATCAGATAGTATTCTATCGTATGTTAACTCAGAAGTTGCAGAAGACCTGTAATAAGGAGCACCTGAAGAGTAGGAAAGAGCACTATCATCGTGAACGGCAGTACCATTTTTAATGATGTGTCCTGCAATACCCTCAGTATACTGTATACCGCCAACTGTTGCTTGCTGACCAAACAACATTGCACGCTCAATATCAATTTTGTGCTCACGTAGTTTAAGATTCCAAATTCTTTGGAACTCATCTGCGTATCCACGATAACGAGTTGCTCTGGCAGTATTTGACATTTCACAAGCTGTTTTAAAAATCTGAGTTAAACCAGAATCGCTTGTTAGTTCTTCTGAAAAAACGTCTGGAGAACCTGAGCCTTCAACAAAAGATGTACCAATTACAGTACATTTTGCATTGTCAGCAGGTGCTTCAGCTCCATCAACTGAAGAAATTGTCTTACCAACAAATGAGCTTGTTACTCCATTGTCTACCGGTGAAGACTCCACCCGAACAATAATTGTCTCAGGTGCATTATTTTCTGCGTATTCAACTGCAAATACCATTCCTTTAATAAGAAAGTCTACTGAAGCTCCAGCAGACGTATCCACAGTGTATGTTAAACTAGAACCAGCCGCAGGTACACTATGAGAACCGTCAAGTAAAAAACTTCGGTCAGTCATAGAAATCTTGGTTCTGTCCTCTAAAAATCGGAATTGTGGGTCATCCGTAGGAACTTTGGCTACCTTTGAGAGATACACGAAAAATGGTGATTCATCTGGAGCCAAGTCCGCCACACGGTCACTAAAGTTGAATAACCTACGAGTATGAAAACCTGAAGAGGCTGAACCCGGGTCACCAACATTTACAATCCCTTGATTGATTGTTGACATTTAGGACTCCTTGTCTATATTTTAGTATTTCTTGACGAGTTCATAACTCCCTTCCAGACATCATCTAGCTCATTTGGTTGCTCAGGTGCAGAACCTTGAACTACTCCAGCCGTAGTTGGAATTGTTTTGGTTTTCTGAACAGCCTCTAAGTTTGGAGAAACTTTTTCCTCACCGCCTTTATACTTTCTATACACATCAACTAACATTTCCAACGGAAGGTCTTCTCTTGGTGTTGTAGCAAACTGTATAAAATCATCAGCCATATTAGGGTCTGTTATTCCGTGTTTACTAGCTAAATCCTGTCTTAAGTTATTTATCGCCATTTGTTGCTGAAAGCCAGCCATCTGTTCTTGTACAGCTTGCTGTGCTACAGCTTTTTCTTGTTGCACCCTCATCTCATACGAAGGTGAACCCGGCTTGTAATAAGCTTCCCAAGGGTCAAAAGAATCTTCTGTTAGCTTGGGTGCTTCTTCTTTACTAGCCGTTTTACCACTAAGAGTGTCTTTCATTGCTTCAACTACGTCTGGTCTATCTTTTAAGACTTTTCCTAGTTGCTCATACTTGCGTAGTTCTTGAAGTTCGTTATTTAACTTTTCATACTCAGCAGATTTCTTGTCATACATTGATTGAAACTTTTTAGCCTCATCAACTGCCTCACCGCTAGGTTCGGCTGATTCACTGCTAACTTGCTCAGGCTCAACAACTTGTTCTAAAACTTCGCCTTCTACACCCTCTATTGTGGCATTTTCGTGCATAGTGTTTTCCATTTTATTCTCCGATTTCTTTTAGTTTAGCATCACCTTTTAAAAGATGTCTATAAAAGCAGAACCGGGAAATGTTCCCACTACTTCTGTTTTCATTAGCTTACAGCTTGGGTTTCTGAGTCAACAATTCTTTTTAGATTATCAACCTGAACTTTGCTTTTAAACTTAGTATCATTTTGAATCTCATTAAGCCTAGATTTAAACTTCTCAGTTTCAGCCCTCTTTCTAGAGTTTAGAGTTTCACGCTCTGCCGTCTGGAGGTCTCCACTAAGTTTTTTAACTTGACCTTCTAATTGTTTAACATATGATTGCAACTGTGCCATCTGACCCTTTCTCTGTAAGACACCTTGTTTGTCGAAGATTTCAGTTTTCTTCAAAACCTCGACATCGTCTACCAGATTCATCTTATACGCTTCAAGGTACATATTGTATTCAGCTACCCTGTTTGAAGGTAAAGTAGAACCGGATATGATTCTCACGTCGTAATGCCCAACCGTGATGTCGTTTTGTATGGCATTAACTTCTTGTCGTCTATCGTCGTACATATTTACCGTAAACTCAGTAATATCATTGTTTGGCTGTACGATTCTAAACGTCTTGGCGTAAGTATAATGACCCTTGGCTAGGTTATATAAATTTTTACCCAACCTTGTCAAACTTCCTTCGATATCTCTTAACTTTGATTTACCACGTGTCTCGCCCATTTCAGCGAGCATCGCAGTTCCTCTTACTGTTTCAGGAGCTCCTTCCCTAAAACCCTGCATGAGCTCTGGGATACCGAAACTTAAATCTATATAGTGCTCTATCCTACTCATTAAATTATAAAACTCTCCAGATAATGATTGTGGGGCAGGAAAATGAGGTGCACCAAACTCGGGATTATATGGTATTACAGCATTGGGGCGTGCCCAATCCTGCTCTAACTGCCCCAAATCATCCACACTTCCCTCTGGAACCATCAATTTTAATCCGGCTGAGGCTTGTGCGTGAGAGAGAGTGAGAGAGAATAACTTGTTCAAAAGCCTTTGAGAATCCTTGACTTTTGATATATCAGACTTTGGATAAGGTGTTCCTGTCCATATGTTAGGAACTGGTATTATCGGATATATGTCTGTATTTAAAATTTGCTCGTACAATAGCAGTTCGCCTGCTGTTGCAGAGACTTTAATTCTTGTCTGGGTAACTTCAACTATCTGTATCATTTCAGCTTGTATCAATAGTTTAGCTTCCTCAGATGCTATAAAATCTTCATATTTATTAATGTCAAGGACAACTTCTGAGCCGTCTTGCTTGTTAAATACCCTATAAAATGGAACTTTTACTTTTGAAAATCTTTCTAAAACCCTGTACTTATTTACCCTGTTGTACTCAGATTCATAAGTAGTGTCTGGTGTAAAAGACTGTGAAGAGTTTTTTCTTCCAGAACTAGGATAGTCCTCTTCATCATAATAACTTTCTATCTCACCTATGTATGGCTCTATTTGAGGATACATATTTATCATCTGGTCTTCAGTAAGTATCGTAGATAGTATTATTCCAGATGCATCATCTGCATACCTATGTCTTGATGCAGGGTCTATATAAACACGAAATGGGTCTAGGTATGTGTACTTAACCTCTCCTCTTCCATAGTCAGCTTCTGGGTCTATATATGCATACAGATATCCCATTCCAGCAGTAGCATAGTCATGCACTGCCTGTTTAAACTGAGTATCGCCATCTGATATATCCCACATATACTCAAGAATAGTTCTCCAAACATTTGATATTCTACTGTCAGAGTCTTCTCTTCCAACAGCACTATATTTTGGAGACCTAGATGTAAGTAAAGACTTTAACTTTTCTATAGCCGCATATACACGGTCTATTACAAAGTCTCCTTGACCTACAGCTCTTAGAGCATCTGATTCTTCTTGTGAGTAATGGTTGCCAAGAAAGAAGTCAATAGAGTCTCTTGCCTCTACATCCCACTCTGACCTAGCATCTCTCCACATTCTCCAAAGTTGTCTATTAACTTCGGAGTGTTTTAGCTCGTTACTTTCTAACTCTCTAATACTAGAAATACGTACACCTACCTTTTTGGTGTAAAATATAGTAAATTAATACATATAAAGCAAGTACTTTTTAAATTTTCTGTCCAGTTACCCATGAAATAACTCTTTTTGTGCCATCTTTTACAGGTTTTATTGCTCTGTTTTCAATGAAGTCAATCGCATCAAATCTTTTACTAACAGGAGGTCTTGCATTATTTACAGCATACCAAAGACCATCAAGTGTGTCATCGTTCTTACCTTTTGGAAACTGAAACATTTCATCAACTAAATGTGTATGACTTCTTTTTATGTACATCTTGCCCCTATTTACAAGAGGTGCTAGTAAAGACTCTAGCCTATCTTCTTTTTTTATACCAGATGGAGGTCTTACACCGAGTGCTATGCCCGGTGCAACCTTTCTTTCATTGCCAGACATCTTATTGACAGCATCCTTAATTATTCCCTGAGCACCAACGTGTTCAACATTTACACGTTTTACAGGAGAATATTCTCTTGCATACTCAAGTATCTGTTCTGGCATATCATAAAGGGGCATGTGCTCTCTCATGTAATCTAAAACATATATATTCCTGTTGCTATCTATACCTATAATCATTATGACTTGAAAGTCGCTAGACTCATTAGCTTCATATGCTAGGTCAACACCAATGTATACATTTACTGGTATAGCATCTTTTGAGTTGACTATGTATCCATAACCATCTTTGCTTTCAAACTCGTGGTCATAGTATTGAAGCCTATCTGTTTTAAACTTTGCATTTTCTAAGTCTCTTGCCTCGTTTAGGTATTCCTGTGCAAATTTATGAGTTAGACCAACATCTTCAAATCTTTTTCTTATATCATCTAGTTTTTCTTTACTAAAGTAACTGCCCCACAAAACATTTCCATCTGCATCTATAGCCTTGTGATACATGACGTCCCAAGCATACTTTCTTTTTTCTCTTACAGCCTCTAGGTATCCATCGTATATACTTTGCAAGAAAGAGTCATAATGAACAATAGTTCCTATTAACCATATAGAACCTTCGTTTTCTGCAGAGTTTTCCAATGCAGGCTCTACAGTTGACATAACCCACTCTTTTATTTCTCTTCTCCTGTCTGGAGTTTTTGTATTTAGCTCTGACTCAAAGTCATCAAGAATAATTTTAGTATATCGCAATCCAAGCTGTGACCTACCACGAAGTCTTTGAGATGTACCCTTTGCTATAATTCTATCGCCTTTGCTTGTGGTAAATTCTTTTTCTGTCCACTTTGTACCACGAATATCACCAAAGTAATAATTTAATGCGGGGTTGTTTTCTATATGGTTTTGTATGTATTTTATGTGGTCTATCGCCTGAGACTGTTCCTCTGCTACCCAAGCTATAAATTCTTTCTTTCCTTCTGGGTTAAAATACAAATGATACAGCAATGCTGTCTTTGCAAGCGTTGATTTACTATGACCTCTGGGAAGTATAATACAATTTCTTTTTTTTGTATCGTCAAGTAAAAGGTCATTTAGTTCGTAGTGATATGCCGCAGGTGTAGACTTCATAAAGTCTTCTGGTAAAAATAACTGACCAAAAGATATTATATCTCTCTTGGCTAACTCTAGCACACGTTCTTTTTCAGATACGTTGTTTTTATTTACATTCGGAGCTTTAGGCATTCCTCTGACATCCAATCTTTTTTAGGAACCATTTCAAATACTCCAGAACCCTGCATCAGTGCAGAGCCTATTGTATACATCCATGCTTCTACGTTATCATCATCACTATAAACATCCACTATTTTTCTTTCATATAAACCAGAAGATACACCTTCGTATATGTCATAACTTGCTAAGTCATAATCATCAACAGTCATAACCTCTACAACTAGACCAGTTTGGTTCTCATCTGGTAAAGCCGCAGGAAATCTTCTGTGACCCGGAAACACTAATGAGTAGCCATCAACTTTCCAAGTATCTCGCTTACCGTTTCTAAGTGTTCCGTATACAGCTAGTTTATTCGTCTTCATCAAAGTCTTCTCTAAACTGCCAGTATTCATCTAGGTTTTCTATGTAACCGTTGCTGGCATATGGAGAATATACTTGACTTTCATAAAATAGTTCGTAGATTTCGGTGGCTATGCTTTCTCTTGATATCTCATTTTCTATAGACATCTTTCCATTATTAGCATGCTCCAAAACTTCAACAACTATATCATATAGATTCATCAGCTTTTTAACTTCCTTTTAGCACTTGCTAGTTTCTTTGTGTTGCCACCACCTATAGCCTCAAGCTGTTGAGGGGAAAATCCCTGAAAAACAGTAACAGACTCAGATTTTTTATCTGTATCCCTCATACCTGCAATAGCAACAAGTTCTTTTAACAATGACACTTTATCGCTATCTCTGGATGTTGTAGACTCGATGATGTCTTTCATCTTTTCCAATATGTAAAGAGGCGTTATCTCAGCCTCGTTCATTACCTTTTCTATTTCTTCTCTAATCAAACCTTGTATCCTTTTTGTACTCATGAGTAGACTAGACTCACGTTTTGCATAGTCTCTGCTTTTTGCAGGGTAGGCTTTCATAAACGCATCCACTACTTCATCTCCTTTAGCTACATACTTTGCAAATAAAAACTCCTTCCTCGTAGGTTTTTCTCTTTGCTTTACAGTTTGATAAGGTGTTTTATCATGAGCCCCAAACGAGTATATATTTTTTCGCATGTCGCCCTCCATGCTAACACCTCCTCTTTTACAAACAAACGAACCAATAACTGTTCTGATATAGCTATTATAAATATTGCCACTTCTATTTTTCATCTCCCCTTTTTTAAGGACTTGGCATATCTGACCATCGTCACACAATACCCAGTCTCCTTCGTTGCCTTTTGTCCAATCTGTAATGATTGGGGTTTTAGGCATATACTTGTTAAACTCTTCTTCATTCTCAAAAAGTATATGTTGCTTTTTATTTATTGTTCTTGTCTTCACTTATAACTAAGAACCTTACCATCTACTGTACTAACACCATTTACTATTTGATGCACTGTTACATTGAAGTTTCCATTCCTATGAAAGTCTACAATAGCAAAAGCATGTTGCCAGTTGTGCTGTCTGTTGCCTAGCCATTCGTTAGCTTCAGAACTCATATTCTTCAAGCACCCTATTGACCACGCCGACTTAACCCCATCAATGTGTGTAATAGAGCTTTGCTGAATATCATGATGGTGACCATACATAACATTACCACCGAGCCTAAGGAGATGATTACGAGTATGATTAATTCCTGCAAAATGGTGACCGTGATAAAAATTAATTTTGCCAATTCTGAGCATCTTTCCGATTTTATGGTACTTGTATCCACGCTCTTTAAGACGCAACGCATTTTTGACGAGCATTTCTTTAGCCAGATACGGATTTTCTTCAACGAACCTATTAAGCCAGTCTTCATGGTTTCCCTCAATAAAATGACGTTCTTTGGTTTTAGCCTTATCAAGAGATGCATCTATAATATCCATACCCTTGTTGACATCTTCTATCTCTTTGTATACGAATGGCAACTGATACTCAAGCGGTGGTCTTTTCTTTTTCTTCCACTGCCAGTGAGATACAGACTCCCATTCCCCTACATCTCCTAAGTCCACATAGATATCTGGCTTTACAAGTTCTATTGCCTTACATATAACCTTTATTGCTCTTTTGTCCTCGTACGGAAAGTGCTTGTCAGGGGTAACTATTGCTCTTTTCATTTAATTACCCCCTTAAGCACTCTTACTAGGCAAATTACAATCAAAGCCTCTACAAACAAGTAGATATTTTTTAACAAAGTAAATATACTGTTCATTACTTTAAACCTTCTTTGTTCCACAAAAAGTCTCCAATACCAAGCTGAAACAATCCATTTGCTATTGTATCTATGTAATGTTCGTCTTGCTCTTGAAATCCTGCGTTTGTTAGCACAGCATGTAGTATTTCATGTATCAAGGTTTCTTTCTTTCTTGAGTCTGTTAGGTTTTTATCTATATTGATAGTACATGTTCTGCAATCATGTAAACCCATAATGCTACCATTCTTTACTTTCATTTCTTCAACAAAATTAATTTTATATTGATGTCCGCCTATCTTCATTTTTTCTCCTATGTTTTTCTTAGTAATTTAGCTGAGTCTTTTATTTTTTTATCAGCTATACCGGGAATAACCACATATTCAAAATAATCGCATCCTTTCTCTACCACGCATGGTTTACCACTTAAATCTGAATCAAGCGATACAAAAAGTTTATTGTGCCTACGGTTAAATACACAACCAATACATTTTCCTGCATTCCAGTTTGCACAATGTTGCCTAGCAATATTTAGTATTTTGGTCATATTCTCATAACTAATATAAAAACATAAACATATATGTTCCAAGTATTATTTTTCGCATTTATTTTATAAAGTACTTGTTTTATTTGCATTTTATTATTAAATTGTATAGGGTTTTAACCCGAAAGTTACTTAGTTTACTTAGTAAAAGAAAGAAATATATTACTAACGTAATATACAAAGAAAGAAAAGATGAAGAAAGTAAGATTCTTAACAATACTACTCATAGCCTTGCAACAAGAAGAGCTAGACATAAATAAAATGTTTCAAGATGCAAAGTGGGAAGAAGTGCAAAACACTACAAACCAAGGATATGAAGTAGAAAAAGTTACTATGGTAGCAGGAGTACGTGGAAATGAAGCAGAACACGAGATACTAGACTTCTTATATTACAGGGTAAGAAGCAATACCCCTCAAATTCCCTCAAAATTAGCTGAAAAGCTACACATACGATAATATACTCGTTATTTTTACTTTAAAGCCGCTAACGGGCAAAATATCGCCAAATAAAAGCATTCTAGGTTGTCAACTACCATTACCTTAGAAAAAATTTACAATATTTTTTAAAAATACTTGTTTTAATAACCTAAGCACCACTAAATTACATTAAGAAAAAAGGTTGAAAAAATGGAATGTTGGCATTGTAACGAAGATTTAATATGGGGTGGAGACCAAGATGACGAAAAAGAAGACGGAACAGAGAGAATAATAACTAATCTGTCTTGCTCTAACGATGAATGCGATACTATATACATGATTTACCACACCTACAACAAAAAAGAAGAGGGAAAAAAGTGAAAACAAGAATGGACAAAGCTATGAGCGACGATTGGAGAGAAGAGCCTAGCTTTAAAAATATAAACGAAGCTATAAAATTAGCTAAAAAAATAAAAATTATAGACATTATAGACCCTACTACGCATATTAGGCACGATTTAGCAGAAATTGTAAGTAGACTACATAATGCAGATAAACTAGAAATAATAGATTTACAAGACTTTTCAGGAAATATAAACACCTATTCCTAAAAAATAGCCCCACATTGTGTGCTAGCCTTTTTCGCCGCTAGTCGCCCCCCTCGTTCTGATATTGAGTCTCATTATCAAGTTGAAAAAGTCAAATTGAGATTGAGTCTCATTAGCAATAAACTTCTTATTGATACTGCGTCTCATTAGCAACAAGCAACTTCTGCCTTATTGATAACGAGTCTCATTAGCAATAGCACATACGTACCTCTTATTGAGATTGAGTCTCACTTGCAACAAGCCCACGCTTATTGAGACTGAGTCTCATTATCACTCAAAAACCCTGAATTTACAAAAAATAAACATTATATGCAATAGTGTATATGAACTTTTTTAGCCCCAAGTTAGGCACATGAAACTATATCAAAAAATACAAAACGCTCAAAACGCTCATTTAGTAGAAAAGTGTTTTGTAGAAACCAAATAAGGAGAACAAAATGAAACTAACTGGAAAGCAGTATAGAAAATTAGTTGATAAAAAGGGCAAGGAAGTAGCAGATGCAATGGCTAGTGTTCTTGGTGTAGCAGTTCAGCGTGTAGGTAAGATGAAATACGCACCGCAAGCAATTCTAGATGCACATGATGAACTACAAGCGGTAATATCTGAGAACCTTGATAGCTGGAATGACAATCTACCCGAGGGTGTAGAGAAAATACGTAAGGTAGACCTTAATATTAAGAAGTAGTTTACCTACTAAGCGGGGCAGGTAGAAATACTTGCCCTGCTACGTATAAACTTATCTATTAACTTCGTATCTAGATATGATAGATAGTAGATGCGAATTTTGTAGAAAGTTAAATAGTAGAAACTAAAATAGTAGGTACTAAATGAATAAAGACAATATTATAGTAGATATGAAAAATCCTACACCTATTGACCTATATAGATATAGTAGCAAAGGTGTTGTAGATATTTTATTCTACAAAGGTAATAGTAGTGGATATTCTTTAGAGATACATGATAGTTCTAGTAAAGAGCCGTTAATACTTGAAGACTGTAGTAGTTCTATGCTTAAGATTTGGAAAGTTATAGAAATATTTAGGAGTAAGGCTTTTAAAGAGAACAAAATAGTAAATGTGCATGATAAAGATACCAATGCTAAGTACAAGAAATTATCTCTTGCGAATACTCTACATCAGCAAGATATAGAAGAGACAATAGAGAACCAAGCAAAAGCCTCTGCGAGATTCCGTAGAAAAATGGTAGTAGAGAACAAATACCATAGTAGAAGAACAAAGAAGATAGACCCGAGGCTTATACGACCAATACTAAGAGAAGAGAAAACTTGGTAGAAAGATTTTAATAGATAAGGAGTTAAAATGAGACGTTCAAAGCTAGTAAAGATAGCTAGAAGAAAGAAGAATGCTCTACTAAAATCAAATGGTAGAACACCTTCCCAGATAGCTAGAATAGAAAATAGAAAAAAGAAGAATAGAAAGAAGTAGGTAGATAGATGATAAATATAATATCAGATATAATAGACTACGTACTAGAAGTAGTAGATGGATTTGAACAACATCTATTTCTAGTAGCTTGTTTCTATATAATAATCGTAATACTAAAAGTATATCTATAAAGTAAACAATAACAGCAGAATAGGAGATAGTATGAAAGAAATACTTCATCATCTACTCGGCTCTTGTGGAGAAGGTCATATTAGTATAATGACTATAATCTCTAGTAGCGTTGCCTATCTATATAAAGATTATATAGTAGGAGCAATAAAGGAGCTGAAAGATGTTTATTTCAAATGAAGCGTATCTAATAAATACTTTCTATGCTAGACGTACTACTAGTTCTAACCTGAAAGACATAGATGTTGTAGAGCTACATAATATATCTAATAGTGTAACAGGTTACAATGGAAATGTTATAGGAAGAAAAGTAAAGATACTAGAAGTAGCAGACATAATGACTGTAGAAGGCTCTAAGTATATAGATACACCTCTTAGGGTTCTAGTAGATGACGGTTTTGGTAACTACATAGTATGTAGAGTTACAGACTTACTGTATACAGATTATAATATATTCTCTATAGATACAGATATAATTACCAAAAACTTCAATATAACACATGCCGTCTATCTTCCAACAAGTACTATAGGTCGTAAGATTTGTAGTAGCGACAGAAGTGAGATAGCTAGGACAGTATACAATGTATCTGTAGATGAGGATTCTAGCTATGCAGGTAGTATATACGAAAAGTTAAGGAGTTGTACATTTGTAGATAGCTCTGATTCTAGAATTAAGAGTCTAAATAGATTTTATCTAAAAGCAAAATGTAGAAGAATTGTACAACTAACACTTGATTACATGCTAGATAAATACCAAGATAGTGTCTATAAATATAGATGTTGCACCTCTTGTAATATAATAGGTGTAACTAGCATGAATAGAGTAAATTTTACAGGAGAGAAATTATTCTACTGTAATAGTTGCTACAAAGATGTAAGAGTAGATTGTGATATCTGCCACTACCCTACTAGACCACACTACTTAATGTCTATAGAGAAGCAGTTACCTCAACAAGTAACTAACATATATCTAGATAACGACATAGTAAAGGCTTGTGAAAGTTGTATTAATAGCTTCTACAAGTCTTGTGATAGATGTAAAAGTGCAGAGATAATAGATGTAGAAGGACTAAGAGAAGCATCTAAGCTAGATGTAGAAGCAGGTGGTGGGTACGAGCATAGAAATAAATACGTTCGTGAATGGAGTAAGCAACTACAATACATAAGAGTTAACTCTGGTATTTTTTGTATTAGTTGTGCTGATATTAGATTGTCGTCTTATCTAGATAGACCTCATAGGTACAAAAGTTTACCTACCTATTTTGCAGGTAAGAGTCATTTCGATAGGTTTGTAGGTATAGAAAGCGAAGTAATAACAGAGTACGACAGTACAGAAGATTACGTAGAGAGTTGTGGAGAGCCAGATTACTTTGATGTAGTAGAAGACGGTTCTCTAAGTAGTGGTGGTGTAGAGTTTAAAACTACTAGACCACTTATAGGAGATAAAGTAGATAAGGCTTTACGCTATCTAGAATCTACTAATACATCAGATTGGAATAGCGTAGATAGTACTTGTGGTGTACATATACATATGAACGCTTTAGACTTTGGATTTAGAGAACTTAAATCAACTCTATTAATAATGTCTAGAATACAAAAACTTATATATGAGAGCATACCTTCTAATAGAAGAAGTTCAAGCTATGCTAAAACTATTACTATGAGTACTAAAGATATTAGTCTAATTAATAGCCTATCTGAGCTAATTAATAAATACTACGCTATGTCTGATTCGTACATAGATGACCACAAGTACAATAGTGCTAGGTACATAGGTACTAATCTACATGCTAGGTTCTTTCTTGGTTCGATAGAGTTTAGATATCATGAGGGTTCTATACGTTCTCAACCTATAAAGGAGTGGATACTATTTCTAAATAGAATTATGAATAAGTCTAAAACATTACATAAGGATACTAAATTATATAGACAAATACTTTCTGTAGGAAACGACATGGATATACTTAGAAGTGTAACAGGTAGATATGGAGTTGACTACATAGAAAAACGAATAGATAAACATAAATAAGAGGAGGAAACATGTGTGGTATATTCGGCTTCGCTAAGACTAGCGACAAGCAGAATGACAATCAGCTAGAAATCCTTAAGAGATTACTTACTGAACTCACAGACGAATCATCTATAAGAGGTACAGATAGTACTGGGTTCTCTATTATGAATCCAAATACTAGATATACATTTAAGACTCTTATGGATTCATCTGAGTTAGTAGATAGTGATGATTGGTCTACTATACTTAACAAGATAGATAGACAGACTACTATTGCTATGGGTCATGTAAGACTAGCTACAACAGGTAGTGTGAAACTAGAGAACGCTCACCCTTTTAATATAGGTGATGTTACTGGTGCTCACAATGGTATTATACACAACTACAATGAGGTAGCTAGTTCTATGGGTAAACCATCTCCAGATGTAGACTCGCAGGTTCTATTCCAATCGTTGAATAGAAACCATATGAGTAAAGCATTTGAAAATATAGATGGAGACTTTGCTATTACTTGGGTAAAGGATAGTAATAGAAAGCTACATATAGCTAGGGAGAGTGGTAGACCTATGGTAGTTTCTTATTGGAAGAAGGCTAGAGTTTTGTTCTGGGCATCTACTTATAAGATTATGAGTGATGCTATGACTAGAGCAGGGTTACGCCTACCAATACATAATGTACCTAAGGACTTCATATATACGTATGATACAGATATGTTTGATGGTAGAGATAATAGAGAATCTGTAGCTTTTGAGACTCTTAGTCAGTTCAATAAGGTTAATGATTGGTGGTCTAGATACGAGTACATTAGCCCAGCTACTCACTACCTAAACGCTAGTAAGACAGAAGCACCTATTACTAAGAGGTGTGATTACTGTCACGTGTATGTAAAACAAGAAGAGATATGGAAAGATGAGTGTAATAGAAATGTATGCTGGGAATGTGAGTATGGTGATGTAATAGGAGGTACTTCTTGTGGAGGATAAAAAGAAAGTAATACTGGTAGGTTTTCCTAATTCAGTAGAACTAAAATCAAAGAAGTATGTAATCAAGAAGCTATATGAAAAGTCTAGAAAAAATCCTTTTCTAATAAATAGCTCGTACGAGGAATACTTAAAGTTCTTAGTTAATCAGATAGAAACAATGAGTAGTGAGAGTATTGATGTAGATTCCGATGATGTAGAGTCTAAGATATACGATACTCTTAAGAAACTAAATTGGTTGAAGGTGGTAAATGCGTTTGTAGTAGGTATCATTACTACTAACATAGGAGTCTAGTATGCCATCAAGAGAAAGAGCTGTACAGCAAACAAGAGAAGATACGATAGATTGTTCTTGTTGTGGTGCTGAGGTAAGAGAGTCTAGAAGTGAAGAAGCATATGGAGAACTCTATTGTCTAAACTGCTTTTGTGAATACTATAATTATTGCTATTCATGTGATATAGTTGTAGATATGGATGAAGCCGTTTATTTTAGAGATGACTGCTATTGTCAAGACTGTGCTCCAAATGGTATATACGAAAATATAGATAGGCTTGAGTCCCTTAGTTTACCTACCTCTTCTATATGTACGCATAGGTCTGAGTATATAGAAGAGTTTCCTGTTAATAGAATGGTGGGCGTAGAGGTAGAGTGTATGGTTCCAGATGAGGATGGTATAGCCTCTCCAGAGAACTGGGTTAATTGTAGCGATGGTTCTATAAGTTCTATTAGTGGATACTCTGGTGTAGAGATGGTATCATACCCTGCAAACTCAGTAGCATTGTTGGATAATATATCAAACATAATAGAGTGGAGAGATACTTACGGAGCTATAGTTAATAAAAGCTGTGGTTTACACATACACTTCAACTCTCTAGATATGACTGCAAGAGAAGTTGCACACATAGGAATAGTATACAATCACTTCCAAGAAATGCTGAAAGAGATGATGCCTAACTCTAGGCAAGATTCTAATTGGTGTAAGGACTTTACTTTAGATAGTAGAACACTTAGAAATGTAGATGATGAAGAGACATTAATAAACCTTTACTATGAATACATGATGGGTTCAGTACCTAGTACAGATAAATACAATGACGCTAGGTATTGTGCTCTTAACATTCATTCTAGATATTATCATGGTAGCTTAGAGTTTAGACTACACTCTGGTACGATTAGCAAGGTTAAGATATTGAATTGGATACAGATACTAAACTGCATAGTAGAAAAAGGTATAGAGATATCTCAATATAAAGAAGATGAGTTCAAGAAGTATATATCAACATCTTATGTTAGGCATATTGTACCTACGTTTGGACAAGAGTTAGCTACCTACATTAATAAAAGAATAGCAAAGTTTAAAGGAGATAGATAAAATGTCAAGAAAATTTAAAACAGTAGTAGTAGAGCTAGCAGTATATGCTCCAAAAGATAATGAGCGTATCTGCAAAGAAGAAGAAGATTTTCTAGAGTATGTAGAAAATGAATTTTCAGAGCTAGAACATAGAGGTATATACATAGAGAGATTTATAGACTATAGTTTTATAGATGATGAGATTGATAAAGATGATAAATTCAGTTAATAAATTTAAAAAAATACTTGTTTCAAATAAGCACATATTGATAAATTTAAACAGAGAAGAAGAGGTAAAATCATGCCGTTAAAGGGATTTAAGTACCCAGATGGTGAGGTAGTATCTCTAGAGAAAGTAAGTAGAGGATTGGTAGATGTAGAAAGAATGGGTGTATCTTTACCCACTATACTACATATGTCAGCAGATAGAGACCCAGATAGAAAGCCTTCAACCACAGAACTACTTAGTGGTACTTGTGAGGCATACCTAAAGAGAGTAGAGAACTACTACATTCATCCAGAAGATAACGCCTTTGCATTAGCAGGTACACTACATCATCTGAAGCTAGAGAAGTCAGCTTCTATAGAGGACAGACTAGCATCAGAGATTACACTAGAAAGTCTAGGTATTACAGGAACAGTAGACCTATACGACAAAGAAACTAGAACACTTGTAGATTACAAGTTTTCTGGCTCCTACAAAATAGCTAAGTGTCTAGGTATACAATCTAGATACACAAAGCACCCTACAGAAGTCTACAAGAGAAGTGGTAGATGGGGTAAGAAAGGAACACCTAAAAGAGTAAAAGAGTTCTATATAGATAGAGATACTGCTGACCTAGAAGACTGGTCATGGCAGGTAAACTTCTATAGATTTCTATTAGAAAGCTATGGATATCCAGTAGATAGGATGTACATACAAGCTACAGTTCGTGATGGTGGATTACAGATTGCTAGAGATAGAGGCGTAGATAAGAAGATATACATGATAGAAGTTCCTTTTATAGACAACGAACATTTAAAAGATAGGTTTAGAACAAAGAGAGATAACTTACTAGGGGCACTAGAGCTTGGCGAGTTGCCAGAAGAATGTACAGATGAAGAAAAATGGGGTGGTACTAAGTGTGAATCTTTTTGCGATGTTAGAGATGTATGCCCTTACAACGTAGCTAGGAGAGAGCAATGAAGAGTAAGAAGAAAGTCGATAGATGGACAGTAAAAGAAGAGAGAGATGGCACTACTTGGTGGTTAATAAGAGGTGGTGCATTTACAGATAAGGTTAGCAATAGGTATAAACACAGACTATTTGAAGACTACGACGAAGCCTGTGTATACTCTGGTAACATTAATAGACAAAATGGTAGAGCAACTGAGGTAGTAAAAGCGAGGACTAAATATGGCAAAGTATATGGATGATATAGCGAGGAATATGATTGACTTGATAAAGGTAAAGGAAAGCATAGACAGTATACACTTTAGAATAAGCCAGATAGAGATAGCACTAACTCATCTAATGTTTGTGGTTGCTAATCAAGAGAAGGAACTACCCAAGTTTAAGAATAACATAGCTAAGGCAGAAGAGATGGCTAGTGCAGATTTAGATACACTACTATCAATACTATCTAATAAAGAAAAAGCTGAAGCATAAATAAAAGAGGTGTTAATGAGCGAGGAGAAAACTATAGTAAAAAAAGATACTGACCTAGCAGAAGTACTTAACGATATGAGGTCTCTACATGAGAAGGTATCTATGATTAATACGCCAAAGTCTCAAGTCAAAAAGAAGTTTGGTCTTGACTATGTAGAGATTGGCTACATGAAGAAGATGGCAGATAAGTACTATCCCGGATGGTCTTGGACTATCATAAATACAGAACCTA